GAAAAGCAGCGCGAGAAGCTGACGGTTTACCTTCACAAAGGAGCCGCAGGCGAGTGGGATTTCGACGTGCTTGCCAACGAATTTGAACTTGACGACTTGCTGGATTGGGGCTTTGAAAAGCGCGACCTTGACATAGATTTATGGCAGCCTGAAGGTGAAGCGTCGGACGATGCGCCGGTTCCTGACGAAGAATTGGTTATGCGCGTTCCTGATGCTGTTTGGGGCAGCGATAACCTTTACGGTATCCCGATGCTTGATATCAATATGCAAGCTGACCACCTGGAAGCTCCGTTTGCCGGATGGGGCACGATGGCGCGCAAAAGTCGCATGACCGGAACTTATCACTTTTACGTGAGTGATGACCGTTTCGAGCAAGTCTGGCGCGACCCGGTTGATATCGCTAATAGTGCGTGTTATGCGATTGTTGAGCCAAACTTCAGCGTGTATACGGACATGCCAAAGGCGGTTGCATTATGGCAGATGTTCCGCAAGCGGTGGATAACCCGCTGGTTGCAGTCCATAGGTATCCGCGCGTTTGTGGATTTGAACATCGCGCATAAGCACGACGACTTGCGCTTTATCGGCGTGCCAGAGGGCTGGAAGGCATATTGCACGCGGGCATATTCGGCGCGGCTGGATGAAACGATTATTGAGTATGAGCAAGCTGTCAGGCACGCTGGCGGTGGAACGATTTTATTTGTGTGCTATGGCGGCGGTAAACAAGCCGAAGCCTTATCACAAGAACGCGGCTGGATTTGGTATCCAGACCAACAAACACAATATGCTGGAGGTAAAAAACATGGCAAAGAGTAGCGGCGGGGGTGGTAGAGGTGGATTTGGCTCTGGTGTAATTAGTTATGCAAAAAACATATTATCAGCCCCCCAGTTCCAGGAGTTCAAATCCGCACTCGCTGGAAAAACAAGCAAAAGCACACAGTCATATTGGCGTGAGAAAGCAAGCACCTTTAAGGAAATTATAGAGGAGGGGTAACAATGGCTAAGAGTTCTGGAAGTGGCGGGCGCGGTGGTGGAAGCGGCAGCGCAAAAAAACCGTGGGAAATGGGATTCTCAGAATGGCGAAGAACTTTTGGTCCTGGCGGTTCAAGAGAATCGGAAATCACACAATTAAGGCAACGCCTTTCGCGCGAAGCATTAATGCCGCGTGAAAGACGATAAGTAGTTATACAACGAGGTTACAACGTGACTGAGGGTGGAATTACCGGAAAAGGATTCGTCAAAGGCGATCCGCATGCTGGAGGTAAACGGGATGGGTAAAGCAGGTGGTAGTGGCGGGAGTAAAGGCGGTAGTAGAGCCGCATACGGGCCTAAAATTGTTAATAGAATAAGGCGATATGCTCAAGGACGTGGAGTGAGCTTTTCCACTAAAAAAACAAAGAAAGGTTCGGGAACATTGTTTATACTCACTGTTCGTAATAGACGTTATACCACTACAAGTCAGAGCCAGGCAATTGAAATTATTAACAAGTATGGACGCGATTTCTAATAAATGCCATCAATAATTCACGCTAAACCGCATGCCGAAACTTTTATGGAAAGGCTAACCCAAATAACCAACTTACCAGATAAAAAACGATGAGAGAGAAGTTCACCGCAAACCAGATTATAGACGCACTGCGCGAAAAGCACGGCAACTTATCCGCCGCCGCGCGCTTTTTGGGTTGCGACCGGCATACGGTTGCAAGATACATCAACCTGTATCCGTCGGTGAAGTCTGTCGCAGATGAGGAGCGGGAAACGCTGATTGACTTCGCCGAGAACCAGCTATTCAAGCAGGTGCAGGACGGCAATATCACGGCGATCATCTTCACGCTCAAGACCATCGGCAAGCATCGCGGGTACGTGGAGCGGCAGGAAGTGACCGGCGCGGATGGGGGCAAGCTGCAGATTGAGTACGTGAATGACTGGCGTGGGGATGAATGAGAAAATCCGCTTGCCTTATCCGCATCCAGGTCAAATACTGGTTCGGAATGAAGCGAAGCGATTCAACTGGTTATCAGCCGGTAGGCGCTGGCGGAAGACTACTTTGACAATGGCAATCGCAGTTGAGAACGCGGCGCATGGTAAGAAGATTATCTGGGGCGCGCCTACTTACGATCAGGTGCGAATTGGTTTTGACGAAACGCAAAAGGCGGCTGTGGGCGTTGCAGATTTCAATCAATCACGGATGGAGGCTACCTTCCCGAATAACGGCAAGATTATGTACCGGAGTTTGGATAAAGCAGACAACGTGCGTGGTCACACGGCTGACGGCGTTGTTATGGATGAAGCCGCGTTCATTGACAAAAAAGCCTGGAATCAAGTGTTGAGACCGATGCTGATTGACACGGGCGGCTGGTCTTGGGCGATTAGCACGCCTAATGGAAGAAATTGGTATTGGGAAGAACACGTCAAGGCGGTGGATGACCCAAACAGTATGGCGTGGCAAGTGCCGACTTTGGGCGTGAAGATAACCGACAAAGGGTTAGTGCGTGAGCCGCATCCTTACGAGAACCCTGACATTCCGTTTGATGAGATTGAGAAGTTGTTTCAATCAATGCCAACGAAAATGTTTGAGCAGGAAATACTCGGTCAATTCGTGGATTTGTCCGGCGGCGTGTTCAGGCGTGTGCAAGAGGCGGCTGTCCTTACTCCGCAAGAGCCGCAAGCAGGCAGGCAGTACGTGGCAGGCGTGGACGTGGCATCGAGCGTTGACTTTACGGTCGTGAGCGTGCTGGACGTGGAAAGCAAAGAAATGGTTTATCTTGACCGCTTCAACCGCGTGGATTATCCGGTGTTGATTGACCGGCTGGAGAGCGTGTACCACCGCTATAACCTGACTTCGATGACGGTTGAAGCGAACTCAATCGGGCGGCCGGTTATTGACGAACTGGTAACGCGCGGGCTGGTTATCGTGCCGTTCACGACTACGAGCGCGACAAAGCAAGCGATTATCCAAAGTCTGCAAGCGGCGTTTGAGAATGCGCAGATTAAGGTACTGAACAATCCGGTGTTGATTGGGGAATTATTGAGTTTTGAGAGCAAGCGCGCGCCGTCGGGTTCGTTCACGTACTCCGCGCCGGATGGGATGCACGATGACTGCGTGATGAGCCTGGCAATCGCGTGGAACGGGTTATCCGCTGACCGCTGGTTTTTTAGTTCGTACGATTAGGAGAAAGGATGCCGAAAACTTTGCATTATTTTACAGACGGCGCGACAGTAAAGAACATAGACCTGCCGCAATACCCGGACTCCGCGTGGAACTGGATCACCGGAAACCCTGACGACACGAGCGATGAGCAGCTTTACTCGCGCGTTTCGGCTGTGTACCGCGTGGCGAATATGACCGCCGATGCTTGCGCGAATGTCCCGTTCGCGATTATGCGCGGGGAAACCGAAGTTGATAACAGCGAGAGCTGGCAGAACATTATCGGGTTCATGGAGAACCCGCGCGAACTGCTTCGGCTCTGGCGTCTCTCGCTGTTTATGACGAACTCCGCGTATGGCTTGCTTGAGGATGGGGCGCGAACTCGCTCACGCTTGCGCTATATCGTGCCGACCAGCATTACCCCGGTGGTGGATAAGTGGAACGGGCTGACCGGCTTCACCCGCCAGCTTGGCAGCGAGAAGCGCGATTACTCGCTGAAAGACGGGCGCGTGTTCTGGATGTGGCGGTTAGACCATACCACCGAATTATTGCCGTCTGATAACAGCGAGTTCAAGGCGTTGATGGCGGCTGCTGGCGTGCTGTACTATGCCGATTACTACGTGCAGAACTTCTTTCAGCGCGGCGGAATCAAGCCCGCTCTGCTGCAAGTTTCCGGCGTTCAGACGCGCGAGGAACGCGAGAAGATTGAGTCCGTGTGGGACAAGATAGTTCACGGCTGGTACAAATACCTGGGCAAGGTGATATCCGCCGACACGATGGATGTGAAGACTATTGGCGACGGCATTGACAACCTGACCGGGTCCCAGCTTCACGACGAGAAGCTGGCGGATATCGCGATGGCGGC